AAACCTGATTGATAAGGTGAACCTAATCCATAGGAGTCAAGTTCAACTCTTTTAGTTGTTTCTTTCTCAGCGTCAACAATCAACTCAGCTATTTGTTGTATAGTTAAATTGTCTTTGACAATAGTGTACTTAACAAAGTCTGCTTTCTGTTTGTCACTCATATGCTCAGGCAGACCCTCTTCAGGGTCATAGCCTTCTAGCTTGTTCTCAAGCATATGATTACATCTGTCTATCGCAGACTGGTTCATTCTGTCCGAGTACGAGAAAGAGCTCCCTGCTGAAACCAGAGACCTCGTACTCTTGTTCGAGGAATGTGCTTTGAAAAACGAGCCTTGCCTCGACCCATAGTAACCCGAACGACGAAAGGGGGACACCTCCTCTTTGGGGTCTCTGACAACTGGTAAATCGTCCCATGTTATCTTCAACAAGGCAGGTATCAACACATCTCTGAACCAAACTAAATCAAAGTGCTCACGACTTGAGTGCTGACTTTTGTAACTAACAGACACGTTGGTACACTCAGGTATCAAGCTAGTGTAGTTAGCTGAGTCAGTAAACGAGCCACCACTGTTGGGCGACATCTGTTGTTTAGGTGGCAAGAAAGGATTGAGTTTGGACGCCAACCCTTTTGCAAAATCATCTGAACAACAACGACCACCAGCCTGATGTGTAATGACATGCCCGTAGTCCATTCTGTCGAAAGCAATACAATAGTTCATGCCTTTGACAATCTCAGGTGTCTTTTTAGATATGTGACTAGAACCAATGCCACCACATTCTTCGCCAGTATGAAATACATACAGACCATCAGTGCCATTCATTATCAATCTACACATGATGTAACAACCGAGTTTGTCATCTGCACCAAGTACACTAGGCACTGGCTTGATTGATGTTTTGGTTGTCACAGATACATCTGTTTTTTGCCAATCATCAAAGTCATTGTCTGAGCCATAGACTGTTTTGATTTTACCTTTACCCATAAGAACATAGTTTTGAAACTTAAAGCCTTTATCTTCTGCTAAGTCACAAATCTCACTCTTGGTTAAGACGTTGTAATTGTGCACATACTCATGTACATCTGTATCGTATGAAGCATAAACATATCCTTCATCATCAATACGTAAGTCAGTTGTATCCACTGGCACACTGCTTTGCACAGTATCCATGTGAGAACTAAACATGACTTTAGATTTTTTGTAGTCTCCCACTTTTACAATAAGGTTACCCTCGACATCAATGTGTGCATTCCAGTCTACCTTGTAACCTTTCTTTTTAGTAGTGCCTCTCGCAAGTGCTTCAAGTATGATATCACTTATGAGTTTCTCTTTGCCGTGAGGCGACACTGTTGTCAGTAAATCATAGAGCAGATTATCCATCTGTTTACCACGAGTTACTTTAGTCATTGTTTCGACTTTTGGTTCTTGGAGTTTCTTGCTCCAATCGTAATTGTATAAAGACATTATACATTCTCCTTTTTTGGTTGGTTAATTATTGTTACGCCTTCACTAGCTTCAGCATGATGAAGAACTCTTGTTTTACTACTTCTTTCTAAGTCCATGAAATCAAAGTATTGTTTTACAAAAGCAAACTCAACGTCCTCTTCTCTCTGTCCGTTTGAGTTGTCTATCTTAACAAGCTTGCCTTCGTTTTCAAGAACCATTCTTTTCTCTCGAAAGTTATCTACAAGTTCACCACTCATACTTCCATGAATGTAAGTATCGAATCTCTTATGGTTGCCTTCGATTGAAAGAAACTTAAGAGCGATACCACCTGACGGCAACATCTGAGCATGATTACCATGACACTTTTCGTAAGCACGGAGAAAGACAACTTGAGTTACCTCTCTGCCAGTATCACTCACGACTAGTTTACCAGTCTCAGGGTGAAACACACGAAGAGCCACTACAGTGCCATTGCTCACACCCCAGCCTGTATTGGTTGCCCAGCGACTTCGCATAACCAAGCCCTCTGTATCAGCCCAAGGGTGGTAAAAGAAAAATACACCTTGATTAGATTGCAGAGCAGCATTGAGGTTAGTAAATATAGTAGGCTCCCAAAGACACTCTATGTTATGAATAGAAACTTCATGGTCATCAAAATGTTGCCATTCAACATTGTTACTTGATTGAATCCGATAATACTCAGAATCTGAAGCACACTCATCACAACAAAAAGATGCACCATTCACTGCTCGGATAAAGTCGTCATCAGGGTGTATGTCTGTATCACAATGATAACAAACAGTATTACTAGACTCTCCATAAACATGAGCACCACTTGTGCTTGCTGTATTAGGAGACAACCAACCTGAACCTGCAGGTTTGTCGCTATTAGGACTAAGTAAACACTTGTTTACGTTATCCACTGCTTTTATCCAAATACTTATTGCAGGTAACATATCGAAATATGGCATTGGACAAGATTGTCTTTTACCATATTTACCCATAGGTATATCAAACTCAACGTGTGCATTCCTACGTATCTCTCGTATCATAGTTTCACTAGCAAGATGAATGTCAATACTTTCAAGACGTTTCTGAAGCTCTCGTTTGTAAATATCACGAGTGTGATACAACCTTACGTAATACCATTTCATATCATTAGTGTTTTGATAGACAATGGTACGAGCAAGAACTGTGTTACCTCGTTTGACATAGTAGCCTTTGGTCGTGGGACAAAAGTGATACCAGTCAACTGGTTCAGCAGGTCTGTCAATAGAGAAACCATGTTGGCTATCCATGCAAGAGCCTGGAGTATCACTGTGTCGTTTAGTGTACATGTCTCGCATATCCTGCAAAGTTTTAGTTTCGTGAAACGTCATTGGCTTGTAGATGTCCATCATCTTCTGTGCAAGATTGTCCACAGTCTTAGCATCAAGTGGTGCATTTCCAACGAGAACGTGTCTAGCCAAAGCACGAGTCAAACTCAAACGTCTTTTTGTGTTCAAACGTCTGCGACCTCGTACAAAAGGCAACCATGACTGCTTTCTGTTCTCACATTGCAACTCTTGTTCTAACTGATGAACAAAGCCTAACGTATGACGAGGAAGCCAAGGGTTTTCTGAACTCATGGCAAGAGAAGACCAACTACCTCTGTTCCATGCTTTTTCACTAGGATATGTTAATACAAGATGAGGAAAAGCAATACACTCTAAATTTGCTCCCTCTTCGCTTCTGTCTTGTTGCTTAAGTGACCACATAACTGGACACGAAAGTTTTATGTTAACAGAAGCATACTTGGATATTCCATTCATTCCTCGATAAGCCTCTTCAATTTCTTTTAGAAACTCATGAGTTGGTTCTGCAAGAATACGAATCTTACGAGCAGCAGATACGACAAGAGGGTGTATGTCCATAGACATCTGTGAGAAATATCTAATAGGCATATTTGCTTCTTTAGCCATCTCACTTAGTCTTTTGTTCATATCATCAGCTATGTCATTCATGTACTTAGGAGTCAGTATCTTGTTACCTCTAGGAGAATACTCTTTTAGTTGATAAGGCATTATGTATCTCCTTCATAAATGTTGACACTAACAGTACCTCGCTTAGCTGCGATTGTATCTTTAGGTACACCTCGCAAAGCATTCATTCGAATATTCTCGACTTGAAAAGGTTTGGTTAGTTGCAAAACTAATTTATCTTCAGCCAGTGGTCTGTTAGAATTAGAAGTAGTAGTTTCACCAATAGTTTCACCAAGAACTAAATATATGTGAGGATAATCTTTCTCGTCATAATCACTTTTAAATGACACTGCCGTGCTTGCATTTGTGATTGATGACAGAGGCATTACCTCGGGCACTTTGTCAAGAGTTACGACAAAGTTGTAATAGCCAACAATCTTGACATCACGGGACATCTGATTACTCGCACTTGGTGTTGCCGTAAAAGTCATTGGAGATGCCGTCTGTTGAGACTTTGCATCATTACTAAACTTTAGAGCGTAGTAAATGCCATTACCACCATGAATATCTAAGTGAGCATACAGATAGCCTTGTGAGTTGGCAGTGTCTACATATCGAAACACATGACCAATCGGCACGTCTGTACGTCGCATTATCTTACCCAGTGCAACTGGGTTTAAATTTATGCTACAACCATGAAACATATCTATTCCTTTCTATTGCTGTTGATACTAAAAATTTTCTGTTGAAGTCTTTGTCCTTTATCCGTTGAAGAGCAAAAGAATGGTAGAATAAACCCTTATCAGTATTTGAACCCCGATAATTATGTTTATTCTCTTTGCAGTACTCCCACTCTTTAGCTGTCTTAGATAAAGTATGACGTTGATGATTAGCCATGTCTTGCACATCTGCTCCAGTAGCTAACCGAAGTTCATACTTGTGGCAACTGATGAATAAATCTTGAGTCACTCGATAATATCCGTCAGTATGTGCAAGAGTATGAACAATGTATTTTCTGTTGGGCGAGTCATAACCAATGACTTTACCCAAGAACGTGAGATGGTCAGTACGAGTTTTGTAGTTGACCATAACAACGTCCTCATCATTAAATGCTCTAGGCATTGCCTTTCCCCTTTCTTTTTTTATTGATTATTTAAGTATTATAGCAAAGTGAATTAATTACACAAATTAACTACTTGCCATTGAGAGCCTCTGACAAACTATAGTCAAAGTTTTTTGGGCTACAAGTCATGTCGTATAGTTGCTTTTTACTTGTAGCAGGTTGATATGCACCCTTATGAGTTGGTACTAAAGCGAAAGTAGCTTTGATACTAGAATCCATAAGAGAAGCACAAGTAACACAGTAATCAGCGAAGAACTTTGCCACAGTTTTTCTTTTACTCGGGACATCATTCCCACATTTTTTACATTCATAAAACATACGTTCCTTCCTTCTTTTTTGATTATTTAAGTATTATAGCAAAAACCCCCAACTAATCAAATTAGCAGGGGGTTTTTGTGAGTTGTGAAGTGAAGTGAATTTAGCTTTGCAGTTGGTCTCTAGTAACAGAGTGTCCTACGACTCTTTCAAATTCTGCAACCTTATGTTTTGCGACTGCGTTCATAAATCTGTCAGAGTCAAATCTAGGATTATCTGCTTTGAAGTAACTGGTCAATAGCTTAATATCTTCAAAAGAAATATTAGAGTTGCCAATTATCTTGGCAATCTCTTCATAGTGCTTACGTGTGAATTTAGACATGTGAACTCCTATATAGGTGCATGAGGTACATCTTCATCAAAAAGCTCCCTCTTCCATTTATCAACATTATCAAGCAATCCCTCAGCAAACTCCAAACGACCACGACATATATCGCCAGTGCCATCTGTGATTGTGCTCCAGTGATGCTCCTTATTAATCTCAATCTCATCTTTACAATGCTTTACAATTTTAGCAATAAGTTGATTTGATAAATCATCAGGATTACCATACATGTGAACCTCCAGGAGTT